ATATTTTCGTGTATTGTATTTGATACGATCACAGGAATTTGGAAAGCCAAAAAGACGAACACACCAATTACCAGCAGAAGACTTTCAGCAATTATTTCTAAAATACTTTTGTACGAAGCAACCGTAATGCTATTTTACTTAATGGATTTTTATCTGCTAAATGATATTATAATGACCTTTTTTAGTATTGAGTTGCTTACTACTAAAATACTTGCTTTGGTTCTTGTTTCTGTAGAAGTAATTTCTATAAACGAAAACTACAAAGCCGTGAAAGGAATCGACTTGTGGGCTTCACTTAAAAACTTATTTGCAAGAGCAAAAGAAGTAACAAGCGACTTTAAAAACATTAATGAGAAAGATAAATAAAATCATAATTCACTGCACCGCTACACCAGAAGGAAGGCATCACGATGTAGAAGACGTTAGACGTTGGCATTTAGCACGAGGCTTTAACGATATAGGCTACCATTTCCTTATTCACAATGATGGCTTTATCGAACACGGAAGGCCTGTAGAAAAAAAAGGCGCACATTGTGCTTATCAAAATAGTGATTCAATTGGTATTTGTTATGTGGGTGGAATGACTAAAGATATGAAGCATCCTAAAGACACAAGAACGGACGCACAAAAAAATAGCTTGATTGAATTAATGCACGAGTTAATGTATAAATATAACAAGGATATGACTATACACGGTCACAACGAATTTGCTAACAAAGCTTGTCCGTGTTTCGATGTAAAAACAGAATATGCGATTATTTAGTTTATTTTTGATTTTAACGCTTTATTCGTGTTCAGCGAAGCATCACTATAACAAAGCTATTAAAAAAGGCTTAGAAGTGCTTAAAACAAGCGACACGATAAGAATTAGCACAATAGATTCTATACCTGTAATAAAACACGACACAATTGTATATGAGCATTTTTACACTTCAAAAGATACTGTGGTTTATTATAAGACTATTGAAATACCAAAAACACGGTTAGAAACACGAATAGAATACAAGCTAAAACGTGACACTTTAAAAATGATTACAAGAGTAGAAGTACACAGAGCAAAAGCAGATGCCAAAATAAACAAGAAGCCAAACTATTGGGGTATGCTTATTTTTGTTGCTTGTGTTTTTCTTGTGGGTTGGTTTGGCACTAAGCTGGTAAATAAATACTTATGAAACTAATAAAACACGGAAGAAACGTACACGAACTACAATTAGAACATACTAACCAAGTAGCAATGCTATCCGATTTGCATTGGGATAACCCTAAATGCGATCAAGAACTTTTAAAAAAACATCTTGATTACTGCAAAGAACATTCAATTCCTGTTATGATTAATGGCGATATGTTTTGTTTGATGCAGGGACGTGGCGATAACAGAAGAAACAAAAGCGATATAAGACCAGAACACAACAACGCAAGATATTTAGATTCTATTGTAGAAACGGCAGTAGAATGGTTTTCACCCTATGCAGACATCTTAACCGTTATTGGCTATGGTAATCACGAAACTGCTATAATTAAGTGGCAAGAAACAGATATTCTTCAAAGGTTTGTAGACTTGCTTAATTTAAAATGCCATTCAAACGTACAAACAGGTGGTTATGGTGGTTGGTTAATTGTTAAATTGATTAAACACAACAAAGCTTTTCCATTTAAAATAAAATACTTTCACGGTTCTGGTGGTGGTGGTGTAGTTACTAAAGGTGCTTTAAACTTAACAAGAGCTTTAGAGATGTACGAAGGGTTCGATATCTTCAGTATGGGTCATATTCACGAAAATAGCTGCCGTAATGATGTAAGAGATTCTTTAAAATACCAAACTAAAAACGCATATAAGGTAGAACACAAGTATTTGCATAGTATGATTACAGGAACATACAAAGAAGAATACCAAGAAGGTGCTTACGGTTGGCACGTTGAACGAGGCGCACCCATTAAACCATTAGGTGGGCGCATACTTGACTTGAGCGTAGAACGGAATCGTACAGACGATCAAGATTTTATTACTAAAACCGTAGATTCACGAAGATTTATTTAATTACTTAACTTGTTGTTTTATAGCACGTTATAAATAATTGTAACTTTTTTTGTTGAAAAGTAGTATAATATTGTTAAGAAATGTATATATTTGTTTATACAAAATTAGCACTTATGAAAACACGAATGGAAAAATTACAAATTTTAGTAGGACTTGAAGAAGGCATACAATCTTTTAAAGACCGAATAGAACTAAAGCACGATAGTATTAATGGTTGTGGTGGTATGTTTAAAGAACTACGCGACAAATACACGGATGACATACACACATATAAGTTGTGTATTAAACGATTAGAACAACGATTTAGTAAAGTAAGAAAAACACTTAAATAAGAGGTATGAACAAGCAAGAAAGAAAAGAAGCAAAAAGAGAATTGATTACAGGGTTCGTGTTTTTGTGGACGGTATGGATAGGATATTATTTAGTAATGAAAATAATTACGTTATGAGTTACGAAATACAAATAGATCATAAAGACGATGAAATTGTAGCCTTTACAATTAACGATACACCGTGCCAAGTAGAAATAGAAGTAGAAATAGGTTCTGAGCAATATCCTGTGAGCTACAATAGCTTTACAGATGACATAACGTATGCAGAAAGCGACACAATCTATTACCACGTTAAATGCGAAACTTTGCTATGTGCTGGTCTTGTTTACTATAACGATCAAGATATTTGCACGGCTTTAGAACAACAACTAAATATAGTATGAAACACAGTAAATGGATGCAGTACAATAAGAGATGGTATTATGTAAGCTTTGGAAGTTATAAAAGTGGTAAAGGTTGTTTAGGACATAAAAACGAACCTTATTACAACACAGAAGCCGAAATGCTATCCTGTGCAATTTACAACTACGAAACTTTAAGCGAAGACGAAAAAATAATTTATAACAAAAACAAAAACCAATGAGTATAAACAACCCAATTTTTGAACATTATCGAAAACAACAAGCGAAGATTCAAGAGGCAAAGCTGCTACTTGAAAAAAACGGATTTACCGTAGATGAAAAAGATAAAGCAATTAACCAAGAAATACACCGACTAAAAAGCCAACTTACAGGCAACGTATCAGAAGACGTAAACACGAATAAAGATATCGCAAGATTAAACCGAATTAAACTACAAGGCGAATGATGACAATGGAAGCACTTAAATTAGAGTTTTGGGATAGTTTTAACGAAGAACTATACTGCAATTACTTAATACAAAAAGACGAAAGAATGAACACTTATAAAATACTATACAAATATTACAAAGGTAGCGACACAAGCGCAGAAATGTGCCACGCTATAAAATACGTAAAAGCAGACGATAGGCAAGAGGCAATTAAAGCTTTTGGCTTGTGGGAACGATTGATAATAAGCATAGAAAAAGTATGAAAGAGGAAAAAGATTTATTTGGCAATCCAATAATAAAAGATGTTTTATTAAGAGATAAGTTTATAGAACCACCCTTTTCTGTATTAGATGCTAAACAAGGAAGTTGGCAAAGACGAAAAAAACAATGGTTTCAGTTAGGTATAAAAAGTGAAATCGGCAGAGATAACAAAAAAGTAAACTCTATACGTTTACAATCTGATGGAAAGGATATAACTAAAAATCCTTATTCATCTATCTTTGACCCTTCGTTATGCGAAGTATTGTATAAATGGTTTTGCAAGGATGGTGGAGAAATTTTGGATTGTTTTTCGGGTGGTAGCGTAAGAGGTATTGTGGCTAATTATCTTGGCTACAAATATACAGGTATAGATATAAGGCAAGAACAAATTGATAGCAACATAGAACAATCCAAAGAAATATTAAACATTGATAATCAGCCAACTTGGTATGTTGGCGATAGCGACAAAGTCTTAAATGATTTACATAAAGAATTTGACTTTGTATTTTCCTGCCCACCTTATGGCAATTTAGAAGTTTATTCAGATTTAAAAGGAGATATAAGCAATATGCCTTATAATCTTTTTATGCAATCTTATAAAAGTATAATTAGTAAAAGTTGTAATTTGTTAAAACAAGGTTGTTATGCTTGTTTTGTAGTTGGAGAGGTTAGAGATAAAAAAGGTAATTATATTGGTTTCGTACCAGACACTATAAAAGCTTTTCAAGAATGTGGTATGGCATTCTACAATGAAGCAATACTGCTTAATGGTCTTGGAAGTGGTGCATTAAGAGTAGAAGGAAATATGAAAACACAAAAACTTGTGAAAGTACACCAAAACATATTAATATTTAAAAAAGTATGAAGAAATTTTTTGAATATATTTACACGCTTATAATCAGTTGGCTTTATGGAGGACTTAATTAAAAAAGTGAAACATCACATACGAAAAGACGGACTAAAATCTAAATGTAGAAAGCCATACTATACACACCGAAGAATGTACTTGTTTAATCTTTTAAGAAACGCTGGTGTAACATATAGCCGTATAGCTGAATTATTTGATTTAAACCACGCTACGATCATTCACGGTATAAAACGCTATGAAAACCTTAAACAAACACGAGATGCGTTCTTATTGCTTGACATAGCAGATTACGATGGCAAGTTTCAACTACATAAACACGAATATAATTTGAAACGTGATATTTTAAAAGCTACTACAATAAGAGATTTAGAAATAATAAAAGGAAGAACACAAAAAGAACTTTATAAAGAATTAATTTAATATATTTGTGGAGTTGGTAGGACAATCGAATTTTTTTAAGTGTGACGTTAGTAGCAGCCTCCTACCCTGTGAAAGCGTTACACTTTTTTTATACCTTAATTTATGGCAGAAAACAAAAAAAGCTTTTTATTGTATTGTGATTTAATACACACCGTGCAAAAGTTAAACAATGATCAAGCTGGAAAGCTATTTAAACACGTTTTAGAGTATGTAAACGACTTGAACCCGGAAACAGATGACATACTACTACAAGTTTGTTTTGAGCCAATTAAACAAAACTTAAAGCGTGACTTAA